GCTAAACCACCAATCGTAGTTGCAACAGAAGGAACAACTGTTGTCAAATCTACTTCGGAGATATTAACTCCTGGTGATAATTGGAAAGCCATTTTGTGTTCTCCTTTTTTTTATTATAGAACTAAATCGTATTATCTATTTATGTTTTTATAAAGTTGACGATATATAACCCTTGCGCTTTGCTGCCGTCCAAAGGTCTTCTCCGTCAAAATGTTTTTCTTCTTCTAAGCCGTCATCCAAAATACCTATTGGTAACATTTCTTCTTCCATTTGAAGGTGTCGTTCTTCCAAAAGTCTTTGTCTAACATCGGAATTTGTTATTTCCTTGAAGAAACTTTGTGCTGTCAACCATGAAAAAAGTACCAAAGTCATCACAATATCATCATTGTTGCCCTCTTCGGCTTTATAAGAATCTTTATCTCTTACAAAGGTATTTAGCTCCGCGATGGTGTCAAAGTCTGTAGTGGTAAGTTTGTCAGTTTCTATCAACGTTTTCAGATTGGAACAGCCAATCTTTTTGACTGTCTTGGATGTTTTAACACCATAGGCTGCACCTTTCTTGAAACCACTGGCAATATGTTGACCCTTAATGTCGTGGCTTTCAATACGAAAGATGTTTTCATACTCCAAATCATAATGTAAAATGTCAACCACTTGTTGCCCAACGCTATTAGTTTCTACCAATATCCAAGCACGATTGTATCTGTTAGCAAGATTATAAACATATGTTGGAAAGATGAAAGCTGATAGTTTATTATCCCTAAACTTAGCTACATGTTTGTATGGTATTTCGGTAACGTCAATAATTGAGCATACCGAATAGTCTAGTCCAACACCTTCCGCACAATCCACAATAGCCATGTAAGTATGACCCGGTTTTGGTGCTTCGTAAATATCTAAGTATTCTTCTTTCTCTGCTGGATTATTAAACGCAAGCATCTTTAGTTTAGCACCAGGAATCAATGTAGCAGAAGAACCAATGAACTCGGTTTCAAACTCCTGCCTAAACTGTTCTTCACTGGTGTTTCTAATCGTTTCTTCACGCCAGGTTGCATCTCTTCCTGGCACCATAGACCAATGAACTTCAAATGGCACATATAATGAACGCTGTTCAACGGCATCTGTCCACATTTTGTAAAACTGATTCAATCCATGTGGCGTTGAAACGATAATAACTTTTGTGGTTTTACCAGACGAGATTACCGGATAAGTGGAAGTAAAGAATTCGGCTGCAATGTTTTGTGGAACGAAAGCAAACTCATCCAAGAATACTAAATTGTATGTTCCTCCACGAACACCAGATGCATTTGTTGCGTAAGCTGAAATCTCAGAACCATTCTCAAGAACGATGTTTCCTTTGTTCCATTCCATAATGCCTTGTTGCATCCACAATGGAAGATATTCATAGGAGTATTTGATGCGACCAAGAATGTCACGGGCTAAGTCGCCTTTGTTTGCTAAAATTGCAATCTTGTAGTCATCCGAAAACAAAACAGCCCAAAGCATATAACCTGCTGTTGTGGTTGTTTTACCAACTTGTCGTGGCATCTTAGCAATAGAGAAACGATTGCTGTGGAAACCACGAACCATCTCCTCTTGAAAGTTCCACATATCAAAAGGAATTAAACCCAAGTCTACGTTAACAATCTTTACATAATTTTTAATGAAGTAGACTGGATCTTTAATGCACCGAGTAATCTCAATCAGCTGGTCATTGGTATACTCTACTTGTACGCCAGACCGCTTTAACTTTGGATTACCTAAATAACCACCGATTGACATTATTTAATAATACTTCTTAACATCCATGCTTTCTTTTGGTGAGCACCCAAAAGGTCTTGCAAGAAGTTACCGATTGCTGGCTCATCGGCTTGTTCGGCTGCAACAATACCAGCACGGAGATGTATAATGAATCTATCGTTATCACGCTTCAATTCAGTCATCATAGCAAGTGCCATAGGAATGTTTTGTGATTCTTCTAAGTCAGCTAATTCCAACATTCTTTCTAATGATCCTGGAGCATAACTATCTAATTGACGGATGTGTTCCGCAATAGGGTCGTTTTGATTGAAAACTTCGGTGTAGAATCCATTGAGAAAATCGTGATATTGTGGAAAATTAGCCCCCTCAATATTCCAATGGAAGCCATGCGATTTTAGATACAGAGCAAAATTGGTACCCAAGATTACTTTTAGTTGTTGAATTAGTTGTTCCATTTTATCCTACTTGTTTAATTTGTTTAATTAAATCTCTTGTTGAGCCTACAAATACCGCTTTGTCTACATTCACTACAGTGTGTTCTTTAACTGGTGACAAATCTCTTTTTCTCTTTTGCAACTCAAGTAAATCTTTATTAATGTCAGACATATTTTTAATTAGCGTGGCTGCAACTTCATATGCTCTTGGATGATCCGTTGCTTTTGCTACCATAAGAATATTGTCTACAGCAACTCTACCTTTTTCTGCTAACTCACGAATATTATTTCTTGCAAATTCAAAATCCGAATCCACATCTGTTGGAACAATTTCAACTATAGAAGATTCGTCTTCTGCTAGTGGTTGAACTCCAAAGATGTTGGATAGATTTTCATTAGTTTTCAATCTACACCTTGCCCTTTGATATACCAAGTATTTCCACTAACATACAATAGTGTAGCCCAACCACGAGGATACACATTTGCATATCCTCTTACTGTAGAATTGTTAGCAACATAAAGAGTAACATCATTTGAGGTTGCAACATTAATTTTTCCAGTGCCATTAAGAACAATATCAATTACTGTGCCCGTTGGCCATGCAACAACGCCAGCGTTTGGAATTGTAATTGTTTGAATTTGTGTATTTGTGCTATAGATATGTTTTCCACGATCTGTCAACTGCAATGTGTAATCTTGTATTTGAATATTTTGTGATATATTCAATGCAGTATTAGCGGCTGTGTATGCACTATTAGCTTGATTGAATGCATTGTTAATATTATTAGTTAATATAATAACACTTGCTCCAACATTGGCTGCCCTCGCCGCAATTTCTACGCCTACGTTTGCTTGTCCAGCTAAAGCGGCCGCACCAGTATTAGCTTGATATCCGGAAGTTACAGCGATAATACTAGCACCTACGTTTGCTTGTCCAGAGGCTACATCAGCAATTCTGCCAGCTCCTACGTTTGCTTGTCCAGCTAAAGCGGCTGCACCAGTATTAGCTTGATAGGCTGATGTTACCGTAATAAGACCTGCGCCTACGTTTGCCAGTGAAGCAACATCAGTAGCAAATGTTGAATCAAGATGTGTTGTTAATGATAACAGTGATATAGTGTTTGATGTTCCGCTTGCTGTGTTGGAAATTCCAAATATAACATTTGCTGGTATATTTCCAACACCAGAGATAGCGGTTAATTGAGATAGCTTTTTTGCCATTTAGACTTCCTATTTTAAGTCAAAGTACTTGGAAATTCTGTAATCGTTTCTGTGAATCCAAAATCTTCATCCGAGTTTGCTGATACTGGATCTGGTACAGTTACAATTGCAACTGTTTTTAATGGATTCAAATCTACGGTATTTATTGTATATGTAGCATTAGAATAATCACCAACAATTACATCATCTTCTTCAAGCAAATCATTTAAGTCCGACACAACTAATGTGCCACCGCTATTATTTGCAAAGTATACAACAGTTCCTGTTTTGTTTTTGGATGAACTTCTAACAACTTCGCCCGTAACTAAAACACCAGAACCATTAGCATAATCAACGTATACTTTTTGTGATAGGGTGCTTCTTGAATCTGTGTAGATATTTGTATTTGCTTGTTCAATTAAACCAACTGTGCTTACTGGTGGGAAGATATATCCTTTTACTGTAAAAGATAAGTTCCAAATTATAAGTCTAGTCGTAGACATGTCGCCTTCATACTCTGTTTGTGGTGTCACAGAATTAAGAATAACTGGCATATCATATTTTCTACCTAATGAAGGTATTAAATCCACAGTCACAGTAAAGTCTGGTGTGAAGTATGGCAATATCTGTTCAAGAATTTGTGTACCATCTTCTGTATTCCTAACATAGATAGCTAACTCAAATTCAAAGTTGTATGGTATTGGTGCATACTGTGATGATACTGCACCTGTTGTAGCATTCGTGGAATAGTTTCTGTTTATAGTATTAAATTTTCTGGATGAATCATATTCTAATCCAACCAAATCAAAAGAAATTCTGGGTACATATGTCGCAATGGATTTTGTTAGTGTTGGATCAGATACTAGTCGTGTAACATATTTTTCTTTAGCACCATAAGAAAGAGGAACACGCATTCTCTCATGCTCAATTGTTCCAGCTTTATTGTATCTTACCAATAACAAGTCATTGAATAGTGTGCCAAAAGCAACTACTACTTTACGAATTGTTCTATTGTAAAAATGAGAATTATTTAACATCAGGCTTCACCAAAAGGATTGTGTTCTGTGAAATCTAATATTCCATCAGATTCAGTTTCTATTCTAACATTGTCTGCGATATCTTCAAATAAGTTATTACCAACTTGTGAGTCATCATTGTAAGATAATGCGCTTCTCAATGCATTACTTGTGTTGCCGCGAACATTACCTGTAGCAAAAGAACCTTGCACACGAATAATGTTAACCGATGAGTGTGCGCTATAAGAATGAACAATAGCTTGTGCGTTTGCTGTTGCTAATGAAGAACCTTGATATATGATTTCTCCAGGAACAAAAGAACCAGTACTTGCTGGAAATACTGTTGTGTTTGCTAGAGGTAAAGTTGCACGTTTGTAACTATCAAATATCTGGTCATCAATTTCATCAACACCAGTGGAAATAATTTCTTCACTAAAGACAAATTGTTTTAGTTTCAATGCATACACATAGACATTGCCACCACGACCACGACCTAGTGTGTAGAACATTGCTTGATTATTTTCATGTTCTACAAACGATATCTCAAAGAAGTTTTTCAATAGAGGAATGTAGACTAAATCGCCTTCTCTTGGTCTAGTCAAAGTTGTGCCCATGGAAGCAAATCTTCTCCGTGACATTAGTAGAGTTACCTCATCCCTAATCTCTAAGCCAAACTTTGATATGAAATCGCCTTCGCCATCCATTCCACTAACATTTTCCAGATACATTTCAATTCCGTAAGCACTACGAAACTCTTTTAGGGTGTCTTCACCATAGAGCATATCCACTTGGTCTCTTGTCGTTTGTGGTAGATAATAAACATCCATGCCATGAATTTGCATAGCTTCAATCACCAAATCTTCTACCAGCAATTGCTCACTGGTTATTTGGTGTTGTGGAAAATTATTAAAATAGAAGTTCGTAGACATTTTATCCTACAAAGATTTCACTAGGCATACTGCTGATGGTATACATTTCTTCTTCTAGTTTATCCAACTCAGTTTGTGCTTCTTGCATAATTCTTGGACCATCTAGTGTTACACCGCCAGGCATTTGAATGCCAGCAAACTTTGAAAGATTGGTACCCCATTGATATTTAATTTTAGCTGTAGCGTAGTTCTTCAAAAACTTATCATTCCAAACATCCGTAACGCCGGCTTTTGTTGCTGTGTTAGCTGTAATGTTTGTCGTTAAACTACTTGCAATAGTAATACTTGTTGGAGAATTGATTGTACGAATCTGAACTTCTTGACCACTAGATAGTGTGATAATGTCGTTTTCAATAACTTCTTGGTCAAAAATTGTTCCGGTTCCAGTAATAGTATTGCTTGTTGTTGTGCCCGTCAAAGTGCCTGTCAAAGTAACTGTATCTGGGCGCATTGCACGATAGCATTCCACAACAACATACTGACCAACTTGTAAGTCTCTAGACCAATCAATGTCTAAGAAAATTCTATTTTGTTTACGATTAAATCTGAACAATGGTGTACCAGAGAACAACAGATTCAATGTACGAATGTGTTGCATGGTAATTTCATATGAAACATACGACACAGATGTGAAGTCATACAAATCATGCAAACGCAACTGATAGCGCAAGTCAAACATATTGACTGAGGAAGATGACTGGTCAAACGGTATGATTCCAGTAACAAAAATTACTGGATCTGGGCAATAAATCCATCTGCGGTCAATATCAGCTTGAGTGATTTGATGCTTCAGGTACATTTGTTCGCAACCATCAAAATGATAGTCTTCAAAGAATTGTAGTGCATCATCAATTCTGTCTTCAACTTGGTCATCATCCACGTTGATTTGGATTACTGGATGACCCAATCTGCGTAGGCAGTAGTCTTTGAATGTCGCTCTAGTTGTGGGTTTAGCCATTTATAGTTCCCAATAGTTTTATTATCTATTTATACTATCAAGGCACCAGTCTTGGAATCATATTTTTTATTAGGATCAAACCACTTAAATCTTTCCCACCCAGGCTCATTCTCAAGCACTCTTTTGCCTTGAGAATACACACCAATGTGCTCCACAAGATTACTTCCATCTTGATTTTTAAGAATGGCCATCTTCATTTTGTGTTGTTCTCTGAAGTATTTCATTACTGGATACTCAGCCAGATTGCAACCTTCAACTTCTTTCACCGGCTCTTTTGTTACCCAAACTGGATATAATGATGCCATTGTCCAAAAATAGTCATCTCTAACATCATATCGGTACTCTCTAAAGAATTTATCTTCCCATGTGATTGCTGGCTTATTCAATTCAAAGTCGTACCATGGATTTCGTTTTAGATTGACTTGGCAGAAATCTTTATTTTCTTCTAAGAAATCTATCAGATTTTGTATTTTGATTGGCTCACCAAATACTACATCGTCTTCATGGTGCCAGATATAGTCATAGTCTTGCGTAGCTAGATAATTCCATAACTCAGTCCAAGTTGGAGTTAGTCCTTTATTTACCTCATGTAAAACAACTTCATTGAAACCACTTCTTTTAGCCAAATCTATAATAAGATTATCATTCCTATCTTTTGGATAATCGTCTATGAATATACCATATACTTCATGGTCTCCAAAGTCAATATACTTTTGATGTGATTCTAAAGTTGGAATTAAGAATTCTGGTCTGTTTGTGGAAAAGATAACTCTGCATATTTTCATATCAATATTCTGTCGTTATGAAAAATAGTTGAAATAATCTACCATCTTCCTTGTCTTTACCAAAGTAATCTAAAGACATATGATAATTGTTTCCACGATACAACACTAATCTGTTGTAAACATTTCCAACTCTATCAACAAGTTCCCACTTGGTCATGTCTTGTGTGACGCCAGATAAATCTGTGCCATCTTCCATCATACTACCAGTTTTTTTGTATCTGAATATTCCTGTGCCGCCAGATAGTGGAGCATCGGGAGTAAGATATAAAACACCTGCCCAAGTGTTATATGAATCAGCATGAATCCAACTTCTATCCATTGAAGTTGTTAGTTGAAAACTTCCTGTATAGCCATCGTTTGCTTGCCAGTCCGTAACATTTCCAGATACATCTTGGAGTATTTTTTGTATGGTTTCTTTTGTGCTTTCATTGATAAAAGTTTTTGTTCTAGTGCCCGGCCAATTGCCAGTAACATCAAACTCTTGTGCTAAAGCAAACTCTCTCACATCATTTGGATTATTATAGAACTCATCAATCACAATCATATTAGTTTTCATATTATCTCCACTTAGGACCTTCCATCCATACTGCTAATGAATGTCTTGTTCCTTCTGTCACGGGCAATGCGGCATGACTTACGAAAGACGGAAGAAATATTGCAGTGCCTTGCTGGCGTATTTCTTCCTTATCCGGAGAATTTTGTGACAAGTCATACATTTCAAAATCACCGCCTTCATAAGTTGTCGGATCAGTCAACTGGATTACACAAGTAAGTTTTCTGTGGAAGTGTGGATCACCATTCATCCAAAACACATCGTGGTGTCTTTTATATTCGCCTTGATATTCAGATGAATATTCAGCCAATTGCACAAAACTTAATCTAGTTATATGAAAATTGAAGAAGTCGTGATTTGCTTGAATTGCCATTTTCCAAATCTCATCAAAGAGAAATTGGAATTTGGGTTCTTGATGAATAAACCGAATGTCGCTTCTGCGATATTCGTCATCATGTATTTCATTTGAAACACCCATAGATGCTTTTTTAGAAGGTAACTTTAAACCTTCATCTAAAATGAAATCGCATTGCTCTTTAGTAAATCTACTTTTGAAGTAGCACCATTCACCATTCATAATTAGTTAATTACTTTAGATGCTAATGGTCCTTGAGGTTTGTTTTCTAACTGCGCTCTTGCTTGTTGAGAAATAGAATCAATAACTGGTCTGCTAAACTTGTGTGGGATTTCTTCCAAGCCAGCTATAAGAACATTTAACCAACTTGTTTTAACAGTTAGTGTAACTTGTTGTTCTTCTTGTTGTTGTGGTTGCATTGCGTCATTCATGTCAAACTCCTTTATAATGAATTAATAAACTATCTAATATATATCAC